CAATCTACTGAAGAATCTGGGTTTCAGGAGAATGTTGCGAGACTCTACATCACTCCAGACTTGATAGGTGACAACCAACCTCTACTCCAAGACGAGATAACTCTTACATTTTCTGGATCGACAAGAGGAGCTAAGATAACAAGCATACGAACATTGAAAGGTGGACAGGAGTATCTTTTCCGCATTGATGTAATTTTCTAATGACTTTAGTAAACGCAAGAGCAGCATTTGAAACAGCAATCCTAAACGCTGTTCAAGACGCAGATCCTACTGTGACTGTAGTATTTGACAACACACCTTTTACGACTCCAGGTAAAAACAAAAAATATGTAATGGTAAATATAAACTTTAATCAATCTACTACTCAGCCTCAAGGTGCAGCCCAGACATATTATTCAGGAGTTATACGTTGCGGCATAATGACACCACCTAACAAGGGAAGTGCAGTGGCTTCTGAAATAGCAGAGCTTGTAATAACAGGATTAACTTCAGTAAACGCATCTACTTACACCGATACCTTTTCTGTATCCCCTAGAGTCGGTCAGATAGAAGGACCAACGGCTATAACCACAGATAGAGACACACATTTTTTGAGTGTTGTGAACTGCGACTTCTCTGCTAATGCTTAAAGATATAAAGCAATTACCAAAAGATTTTAGAAAACTTGTAACAGAGGCAAGAGCCGAAGCTGCTCAAGAAATACAGCAATCATTAATGAATAGAAGTCCTTTTTGGACAGGAACTTTTGCCGAATCCTGGATCGTCAGTGAAACTGAAGTGCAAGCTACAAAACCAAGGCAGGGGGAGTTTATACCAGAAGATGATGCCTTACCCAGATTACCTAGCAGTATATTTAAAGCTTCAAGTCAACAAGGTAAAAAAGTATATCAAGCATTAACAAGTCCAGTGTTTATAGGTAACGAAACCGATTATGCAGCTTTTGTAATTAACAAAGCAAGACTAAAAGGTACAAGAATAAAATACGAATCTTTATTTAAGAAGGGAGCTAG